TGTGATAATGCTATAGATTGCTGAACAGATTTGGAAACGTTTGTGATACGAGAATAATCTGTGGTTATACCTTTTAATGCTCTACCAAATGATGAAAATACATCGACAGTGGTAGCATAAGTAGCTCTGGTCTCTCTAGAGATCTGTAATAAATGTTGTTGTACTTTACCAAGGTCCTTGCTTTCACCTGTTATCTGCTTAATTTTATTCTCTAATACAATAAAATCATTAGCTATATTTTTTATAACGTTAAATCCAAAAGCTGATGTCATTAAGACACCAAATGCTTTTGTCATTGTCGCAATTGCAGCGCCTGTTTTATTAGCTGTTTTTTTCAATATTCTTGACAGATGTATTTAAACTTTCAAGATTTTGTTCAGCTCGTAAAGTACGCGCTTCTGCAGATATAATTATACCTGACATGGTACCTCACTATTTAAAAGCCCCACCAAAGTGATTTACACTTTAATGGGGCCGAATTAACCGTTATTCTTCTTAACAATAACACCGTTTGGTTTAACAAAAGGATTTGATAATATAGTTTTTTCAATAAAAAATGCAGGTGCCTGGCTTGAAGATCCACTATTTAACTTGTCAATATATTCTGCGGTATTTTCTATTTCATTAAGATTAAATTTCCAAGAGTCTTTGGCATGCCCTGTATCAACAGGTGTCGCATTTTTTAATGAATTCGTTAAAGTATTTAATATTTTAAGTTTTTGAATCAAAACCTCATTTTTAAAGGTGCTATTATTTTCTTTAATAACTTTTGAAACATTTTTAACCTTAATCATAATAGAACCTGATCACCATGCTTTGCTGATAGTAACTTTTGAAACATAAATGATTTTTTGAATTTGTTACCGTCAACCTGACCATCATTATTAGTGATCACAGACTCGGTTACTGCTTTCAAAGATGGAAAGATGTCACCAGGCTTCGCCTTAACACCTTGAGTTTGTAATAATTTATAAACTCTTTCATCTTCTCTCCAACCTACTGGCCTTTTTTCAAAGTAAGCAATCCATCCTAATAATTCCTGATAAGTCATCTCACGAAGTAATTGATAGAGTGGTATATGTAGATGATAAGCTACTTCATAAAAAGTTAGCTCTTCATCTGTCATTGTTTTCCCTGAGTGTTGTCTCCGGAAATACCGGAAAACTTCATTACTTCATTTGCAAGCTTAGAGAGCTCATCCAGAGGTAGCTGGTTAAAGTCCTCATCAGAAAGTTCAGAGCCACCATCAGCAGAGCTTCTAATTACAGTCTTCATCACATTGAAGCCTTCATTCTCATTCTTTTCAATGAGCTTTGCTTGATCTTGAATCTCCAATACCTGTGCAACTGTAAGCTTATTAATGATCAGATCTTTTCCCATGAATTTCACGGTCTTGGTCATTTTCTGATCAATAAAACTTTTAATTCCCATCGTATTACTCACCTTTAAAATTTTCGGAATTTTTAAATTGGAAGTCATCCAACTGCTTCCTCATTGAATGTAAAAATCCCAGAGTTGAAAATATTTCTTTTGATTTATCTTCATCATTTGAAAACTCTGGCAATCTGTCAAATGTTTTACGAATACTGATATCAATACTTTTTCTCATATTTTTAGCAGTTGTTCGTAACACATAGCCCATACTGAAAGGCTTTTGATATTCATCCATCTAATATTCCTTATTGACAACAATAATAGGCAGTGTCGTATGCAACACACTATTAAAAATCTTGCTGAAGGATTTGCCTATTGCTCAATTATGATGCTGCGTTAGTATACGCACCAAAGAATTCTGACTGAATTGAGATAGTCAGAGTTGCGGTATTTGCATCCGTCAGGCTTGGTGTAACCTGCAGAGCTTCAAGCTTACCAATGAAGAAATACTGTGAATTTTCAACAGTACCCAGCCCACCTGCATCTGAATCATAACCTGTAGGTGCAGAGTTCAGAATGGTAAACCGGAAAGGACGTTGCAGACCATCGCCAACCATAGATCCCAGATAATTTGCTGCATCCTGCCAATCAGATGCAACATAGTTCAAACTGATTTCCATTGAAGGTGCATCTGCCTGACCCTGAATCTGCTGTGATGTGCTGGAACCATATACAGGAACGTTCACAATATTCGGTGGTGTGCCAATCGCGGGAAACTCACGAACATTTTTAATTCGTGTGTACTCTCCAGCAGTGACTGTAACAACAGCACCATTGGCCAATTCTGCAGTAAATAAAGCCTTCCAAGCAGTTTCATCTGCAGGTAAGGTACCACTATATGTCTCACGAGACATTGAAAGATCGGTATACATACCAGCACCGATCGAACTAATGTGTGTCATTACATAACCTCTGAGTAACTGAACGGAATTGAATAAATAACGCGGTTCAGAGTTGGATTATCTGGATCTTGACCACGGTCTTGAATTGCGCTGTTAAACAGCTGAACCGAAATACCGTTTGATAATGTAATTGTTTTGCCAAATAAATAATTATCCAACTTATCTGCTATTTCTGATGATTTCTTCGGGCCTGTACCTGCTTTACTGAAAATATCAATTATCAGTTCACCAGATATAGATTTTAAATTTACACCTGAGCCACTTGAAATGATTGAAACTCTTATATACTCTTCCAAAGATTTTGTTTTAACAAAATTGGAAGGAAATGTCTGAATCTTCTCAGCCTTCCAAATTGAGCTGGCAAATATGGAAAAAATCAAATCGTCGATGTTACTATATTTTCCCATATTTAATCCTTATAAATATCTACAGTATAAATATAATCATCAAAGTCAATTAGTGAGCCAATATTCCAAATTTCATTATTTATAAATACTCTATCAAATGCCAATATATCAGAAACATCCTCAGTCATTAGCAGCAATGATTTATGAATGGTTTTTCCAAGTGGGCTTGTCTTATCAGAAGCTATTACAATACCTTTGGTAGATACTGTAACTTCTGTTTCTTTGGCAACTCCAGTATCAAAATTGAAGGAAGTTGAAACCTTCCTGTAAAGAATAACTGGAGTTACCAAATCCCCAATAGACTTAAATGCAGTTCGAACTGATCTCCTTATGAGTGATTTGTAACTCATTAATTTGATCTCCACCACATCTTACTTCCACCTGATTTTAATAAAGGATTAATTGATTGCTTTATAAAATTGGGAAACTTATCAGGCATTGATTTGAAAGTTAAACTTATATTGGCAACTGATATTGATTCCAACTTTGCTGATTCATCAAATATACCATCATTATTTAAAAAATGATATGCCAACTCATATGTAGCATTAATGATTCTGGTAGGAATCTCTGAAAGAGTTTTGTCAATTCCAAGAATCGGTTCATAATAAGTTATATTTCTTGGAAATGCAAGAGTTTGGGACTCACTTATGGCAATACCAGCCCAATCAAAATTATTTAGATATAGACTAGCTGTAACTAATGCTTGCTCTTTCAATGTATTACTGGCATCAGTCCACGCACTTACATCAACTCTATCTGTGAAATAAGCATTAGCTTCTTCCAAATCAACATATGAATTTATACCTTTGGTAAGTGCCATAAGTGTTCCCTCTTTTATTACGAATGGAAAATCGGTAAAATGCCAAGAGACAGTGCAGATGTAAACTTACGATTCCATACACCAACAGAATTCGCTGAACCAGTGGTATCTGTAACAGAAGCGAGCGCTTTCTGAGTTGCAGATTCAAGGACTGACATATAATCAGCATCAGAAGGAAATGCAGTCTTTGCACCAGCCCAATCATAGCCAGCTGGGTGTAATACATAACCCCAACGATTCCAGATGGTTGTCACACCACCGCCCTTATACTTATTACCATCACGGGTAATTTCAACATCGTCAGGTACTGCAAGTGATTTCATTGCAAGAGCACCTGGCAGTACAATAAAGCTGCACTTGGTACCAACAATGTTTACACCAGGACCATCATTGATGCGATCCAGTTCAGTTGTAGAAAGGCTCTGAGTTGCACGAGTTGGAATTAAACGAAACTTACCATTGAAGATAGTAGAAAATTCAATATTGCCATCAGTTACCTTGGTTTGATCAACCAGGTTGGCTGAACGGAAAGAAGCCATCAGAGAAGGTGAAGTCACCAGATACGCATATTCTGGCTCATAATCCTTCCAAGCCATGCCAATTGCTTGTAAGAAACCTTCAGCACGAGCAGCACCCTGTGCAGTTGAACTCGCGGCAATGACAGGCAGAGCAGCACCGAGATCTACATAGAATCCATATTTCTTGTCTGTAGGGTCATTATCGAAGGTCTGACCACCAAGACCATTTGCACCCGAGCCATACGAGGCGCCATTGAGTGCTTCAGTAATGGCAACGCCCTTCAGAATTGAAAGGATTGCATTGTGCTCATCCTGTGCACGAGTCTCAGCAAAATCACGACCAATCTTTGCAAGACCATCCTGCTGAGTTACCACTTCCTGCATATTCACCTTATCTGCGCCGTGTGTACGGACAGACTTAATGTATGACAGGAAATCTGATGTGTAAGATGTCTTTGAACCATCTGCAGCGTCCGTAAGAGATGCAACGTTAATGGTTGGATTTAAGGGCTTAAACCAACGCATTTGACCAACAAATGTTTCAGTCTTTACGTCGATCTGAGGATTATCACCAACAATACCAGTGCCTGACAGCTTCTTTGCATTAGTATAAGCTTCGTCAGTATAGGCACCAATTGCTTCCTGTAGAGCAAATGCAGTGGCGCCAGCTAAACTTACTGTAGCAGTCATTCTTTATCCTATTTGCGTTTTCTTAATGTTCCCTCAGATGCTCGTTTTAACACTTCATCTTGTGACAAATCGAACACTGAGCCTGACTTTTTGGAAGTACCACCAGATCCACTGGATCCTGGACCACCTGGACCGCCTGTACCAGAGCCTGAATTTTGTTTAGACTTAAATAAGAAAGCATGATCTTCTGACTTTTCAAGTGTTTTGACAAAGTCTCTCACAGAGAGCCCACTACGATGTACCCATGCATTATTCTCATCTCTGACGAGTTGTCCGACAATTTCCTGAAAGGCTAATTCCAACGCCTTTTCATTTCTAAAATTAAGGCCTGACAATGCAATGCGTAATTCATTATCTCGTGTCAGTTCCAGATTCTGTTTTTCCAGAACTTCACGCTTAGCACGCTCTTCCGCAATTTGAAGCTCATAAGCTTCTTTATGCTTTCCTTCTTCACGCAATCTAGCTAATTCAAGCTCTCTTTCACGTTTCTCATGCTCGGCAATCTTCTTTAAGGCAGTATCACGCTCACCATAAGCTTTGTCTAGTTTTTCTTTAATTGGTTTTAAAGATTCCTCGACACCCTTTTTAATGAGTTCTTCTATATCAGGAAGATTCTTCTCTTCCTTATTATCATTACTACCTTCATCATCTTTTTTACCGTCATTATTTTCATCAGTCATCTTATACACCTTTTGAGTACAACTCAAAATTAAATAAAGATACAATCTTTATTTGTTAAAATATAATAAAATTTGTAAACATCCTACCTGGGTTAATCTAACAAGATCTTTAATTAATTTACACCATACCATCCAAAGTCATTTTTATAATCAATAGTTATATCTTTTAGAATATCTTCTTTTTTAAGAATATCTTTTTCAGTTAAGATTTTTCCACCAATTTTTGATTTTCCTGGAACAGGTATAAT